GCTTTACGAGAAAGAACCCATAAACCATCATAGCAATCATCAATGACACTTGTTGCAATATCATCGGGATTAGCCGCATTCTTCACCTCCACGCTGCCCTCTTTGCTGTTCACTACGATTATCTTTTTCATCTTGAGATCCTTTATTTTAAACGGGATATGGCAGCACGGGCATCAGATAAAGCATCGCTGCATGCTTCTAGGTTTTTATAAGCTGGCGTGCCAATAACTAACTTACCCTGCGCTCCACGGGCTTTACGAGAAAGAACCCATAAACCATCATAGCAATCATCAATGACACTTGTTGCAATATCATCGGGATTAGCCGCATTCTTCACCTCCACGCTGCCCTCTTCCTTAATGATCTCTCCGCCTAACTTGCTCATTTCTTTTCTCCTTTAAGCAGGTGCCCCATCCCGAGGGTCACATACACGAACTTCTTGGCCCCGGCCGCGTCGAGCTTCAGGGCCTTGTCGGATTGCAACTGCTTGACGATCTGGTCTGCCGGAACGTTGTACTTATAGAACTGGTCCTTCACCTTCTGCGCCAACTCACTGGCCTTGGCCATCTCTTCGTTGGTCATCTCGGTTCTCCTAACAAGGTTTCAATGGCCAGGTCGTTGTCGGCCTGGCGATTCCAACTCTGCAGCTCCAACGTTTTCGGTGACAGGTCTACCCAACGCCATTTTTCGACTTCTTCATCGGGATCCATGACCGTACGACCCAGTATACGCTCTGTTAGGTAAAGTTTAAATACAGTAACATGTGTCGTATGGTCCGGATAGACATAGTCCTTTTGAGCCAGCGGTTCTAAGTCATTGATACTGGCCTGGATGCCTGTTTCTTCATACAGCTCCCTGATAGCTGCCTGTTCATACGTTTCACCATCCTCGACCGCACCGCCAGGATTAGTCCAGCAACCCGTGTCGCGTCGTTTTCCTGTAAGAATGCTGATGTTACCTGGGGCATCTCGAGTCGCAAGCCTTTTATTTAAAACAGCTACCACAGCAATGTTGCGATCTTTAGAGTTCGCAGGAGACAGTTTCTTGATCATCCCGCCGCCGACCTTGTCTGTCTCAACGCTGAACGGGTCGAATCCCGGGACGGTCTGGTCGTCGGGGAACTGCTCGTTCTTCGCTCGGACCTTCGCCTCTCGGGTCGCGTTATTTATTCTTCTAATCTCATCTTCAATATACTCATTTTTACTCCCGTCATCCATCTTAACCGCATATTTAAAAGTTTTATGGCCAGAAGCGGTCGTACCAAACAGACCTATAGAAACTATCGTTCCCTTCTTCCCGCGGTTAGTTTCAACGCGATCACCGATCTTACCATCAGAAAGTACATTGTTTATCCTTCTCTTCGATTCCTCAGGCGGCTTCTTGGCCTCGGCTTTGGGCACGGTCTTCGCAGCCTTGCCCTCCTTAGGTTCGGCCTTTTTGGGCTTGGGCGCGTCGTCGGTCCCTTTGGCCTTGGGCTTCTCCAGCTGCAACGCATGCTGGGCCTTGTCATCCTCCTCTAGCGGCTTGTCCATCCAGTCGCGCTGCTCGGGCTTGTCGTCTTCGGGCTGTGGCTCCGGTTTCTCATGCTTAGGGGTCTTGAGCCCTTTGCCCAGCCCACCCTTCTCAAACGGTTTGACGGTCCTGGTGTCGACGCGGTTCGCGCCGGGGTCGGTGGAATCGTACGGATCCTCCGGGTCCACTAGGTCGCTCTCCTTGCCCACGTCGAACGGATCGGCGGGATTCAGCATCTCGGGGCTCTCGAGCTGGATGTCCACCAAGTTTCCCTTGTTGACGGCCGACACGAACTGCTCGGGGGTGATCAGTTGCGCCTCAGCGGCCTCCTTGAGGCGGGCGAACTTGGCCGTCTTCACGGCTTCTTCGTCGACGGCGGACAGCACTCGGAGAGGCTTGAACGAGATCATCAGGTCCTCCGGCACGATCCCGAACATCTTCTGCGACTTGATCTCGACCATGCGGAGGACCATGTACTTGACCTTGGACCGGACCTCCGATTCGATGGATGCGTTGTAGTTCTCGATATCGTCTTCACCGGAGTTGAAACCAGCGGCTGAGATGCCGAACAATTTCGTAAGCGGCATTCTCATCTCCGAAGCGACTTGGAGACGAATCTGTTGCATGGTCTCGCCCAGACCGCTAAAGTTCATGGTTTTCTGTTCGTACTCGTCTTCCGAGTCTAATACGATAGCATTTTGAAACGACTTAATCTGATTGGCAGTTGCTACACGTTGGCGAACCTTATTCGCACCCTGGGGCGAGAGAAGTGTATTCACGAGATTTTTCAGCTTATAGATGTCAAGCTTAAACTGGTCAAGACATTCAAACGCCAGGTCTGTGGCTTTAAGATATTGGTTCAGCGAACGCACCAACCGCTCCACAATAGAAAACCCCCAACCACGAAGACGGGGGCGCACGAAAGACGGCGCGACGAGGCCCTTGAGGCGCATGACACGGCTGCGGTGGACCTGCTCGCCATAATAGCTATAGTGTTCGGACTGGTGCAACTGGGTCGTCGAATCAAAGTTATCGGACACGTTCTGGTTGTTATAGAAAAGCTCCCACATGTCCACGGACCTGAACTCCAATGGCGAATCCTCACCGATCTTAGAGAGATCAAGTGGTGTGCTCGGGTCTTGGTCGGTCAGGATGAGGACACCGCCACCTCCGAATAACCTGGCCCATTTCGCGGCCTGTGCCACGGTGTTGAGGTCGTCGTCGCGGTCCAGGGAGATCTGCAATTGCTCGACCTGCTCGGGCGAGAGCTGCTTGGTCTTGATCTCGATGCCGCCCCGAAAAGCGTCATCTACTGGTACGTCAACTATCGTAGAGATCAGACCGATCTCTACATAAGCCTCGGAGAGCACCTGACGATAATTACTAAGAAAATACCAGCGAAGATTATCAAAGATAGTATTAGAATTTGACAGCATCTGGCCGCCAAACTGCGCGGATTGGGGAAGTCCGAACGGATTCATCTGGAACCCGCCGCCAAGACCGGGCATATCCGCCAGGTTAGAACCAAACCCGACAAAGTTATCGTTTTGGATTCGCTCTTCCGCTTTCTGAAGGCGATGTTGTAAGATGGCCTCGGTATCTATTCCCGGAGGCAAGTAGATGATCTTTTCGCTCATGAGAAACTCCTAGACGGCTAAATGCATTTTTTCTCATGGCTGGCGGTGGCTGGCTAGAGTCTTAGAAACTAACGGCTTCCTTGTGCATAATCTGAACAACTGTATAAAGGTCTTGCGGGCTAATGCTAGATGGGTGCACAAGACATTTAATGGCCCTAGCTTTTTGTCTACAACCTTTTCCAGAAGCCAATGTTTTTAAATTGTTTAATGCTTCGGGATGGGCAATCAAGTAAGCTTTTCTTGTAACAGATTTTTGTATCTTTTCTTCTTTTGTCTTATGTGTTCCTAACCAATATCTGGGAGAATTTTTTGAGGCCAATTGTTTTGATTCTTCTCTCCAGTGCCATTTCGGATGTTTTTTATGCCAATCTTTTTTTAAGTTCGCTTTTGCTTCATTTGAAGCAGTCGTACCAGTTTTAGATACACTAAGTTTCAATTTGGATTCATTTCTCCATTTTAGACCGAGAGTTCCATCCCCGCCTCTTGTTCCATTCCACAAATGCCAACCAATACTTTTATAAAAGGCTATCCATTTGATTTCGGCATCTTGCCATCGTTGGCCCTCAGGAACTATTTCTAAAAGTCCGATCCCGACTTGAAAATTTAACTTACGAAGAGATTGTGAGCAATCTAACTTACTATAAAACTTATCATTATTTTTTAATCGTTTAGCCAGCTGCACATGTCCTTTAAGACGTGTTTCTAAAGTACTCCAGGCATACCCCACATACCCATCATGCTTTCCAGATAGATCATAGATCAGATAGATCTTGTGGATGCCTTTAATGTTGGCCAATTCAAGAGACTTGGCCGCATCTTCATCAATAGGATAAATGGGTTCTTGATTCTCGTTCATCTCCCAGTCCCCTTCTTCTCTTTCTTCCTGGCCTTGTGGATCTCTTTCCCGGCAAGACGGTCGCTAGAATCGAGCAGGTTGAACAGACGCGCCGTGCCGCACTTGGCGCAGAGCTTTAGCTTCGCGTCGCTCGGTATCGGCTTTCCGCAATCTTTGCAATGTTCGGGCATCTCGAGCCTCTGGTCTTAATTGAAGGCGCCGACCAATATTCCAAGCCGGCGCCCCTGGAGCGGTTTCTTAGGCCGCTTGCTTCAACTCTTCTTTGCCGTTTAAGGGCCGGTTCAACCCCCGGTCAAAGCAGTTAGCCAAGCGTGTACCCGTTTCCGGGTGTCACGATGTTAAGCTCCAAAATCTCCGAAGTCTACGTCGTAGCTTCGGCCCAGAATCTTCTTGTACTGTTCAATCAAGCCTAGCTGCTCCATTCGCTTGACCTGGTCTTCGTACCTGCGTTGATAGTCGTGCAACTTCCTCCAAGCCTCTTTGGCCCCGTCCTCGAGTTTCGCCATCTTCAGGATCTCAGCGTTCTCCTGCTCCGGGGTCAATTGCCTGGCGTTGGCTATGATAGGTATCTTCACCACTCGCTTCTCCCTGATTCGTCTATGCTCTAACTTTTCCGGTTTCTTTGTCAATAAAATACTACCCGTGAAAAATGTCCATAGGACGAGGTGGAACAAGATAAACCATCCAATTTTCTTTGGCGTGATCTTCTTTAACTGCGGTGACTTTGCATTCGATTCCGCCCAAACGTGTCCGTTCAGCTTTATCCTTAGGCACAACCCACATTTGACCTTCTTTAGGCGGCTCAACTGCGTTTATGATTATTGGTATCTTCACCACTCACTTCTCCCTGATTCGTCTATGTGACTTCCCACCCAGTTCGTGCGCAACGGGACCTCGGCCAGCGTGACCTTGCCGGCTGGAAGCAGCCATTCGTTTTGGTGCTTGTGGACCACGGTCGTAATCTTCGGAAGCTTTTTCAGGGGATTGACTGCCCCGCATCCACAGATGTACATTTGCTCGCCCCCATCATAGCACACGGTGAAAAGGGTCATGTCTTCACGGTCACAAATTCTGCATTTTGGCACCTGGGTCCCTCCGATATTTTATTATAAAACCAACCGCCTGGCGAATAAACCTTTAAACTCAGCCCTTACCGCCCGAACGCGTAGCTCATCGCACTCGTTACATCGGCCATCTGCTGCTGATTCTTGGCTAGGTACGTCACGGCCTGCGACATCGTATCCACGGCATCATCATGGCGACCTACCGGAAACTGCCGGCATTCCAGGATGAAGTCCTCGACCCAATCGGCCTTGGCTGGTATGAATATGTTTCCGGCCGATACGAACGGTTCTATCGCCAGTGCCCGTTGTACTTTACTTTCGGTAGGAATAATCGGCACCAACCCGGATACCCAACGCCCCAACATGTCGAGGATCGCGCCACCATTGGCTTTTTTCTCAACCAACTTGGCGGGGACCCATGGGCGCGCGTCGCAGAATATCCGGAACGCGCTTAGTTGCTGGGTCATCCCCCAGACCCCCTTGACCTGGTCCAAAAGGTAAAAATACGCGCCGCTCTTGGCCCAATGCTGGATGACGGTGTAGTCGTTGCCTTCGCCGGCCGACACGTTCGTGTCCATGCTAATGCACTGGGCATCAAATTCTCTGGGAATATTTGTCATATCCCAGCGCTGAAACTTCTCGACCTTAAATATCGATCCCTCTTGAACTGTCGGGTGCTGCTGGTATAAACTCTCAAACTGAGTGGGCCCCAACTTGGCCGGGTTATTGCGGAGCGACAAAAGATATGCGCGACTGTAACGATCCTCCCAAAGAGCCTCTCCCGGCTTGCGCCCCAGCGGATCATTCTCGACGGCCAACGCGGGCAGGCAGATGACCGTCCACTCGTTCTCCGAATCGTTCTCCAGGATGAACCCCGCCGGGTCCGCGTGCGACCAACGGGTCCCGACATACACGATCGCGCCGTGCGGTTGGTGCACGCGGGTCATGACGTCGGCCTGGATACTATTGTTGATGTCCTCCAAGATATGCGCGCTGGATGCGTCCTTGCGGCCCTTGATCGGATCATCGATAATCAATAGGTCTGCGCCGAACCCCGTGACGCCCGAACCGGCGCCCTTGCCAATACCCGCCGACAAGAACCCCCCATTCTTCGTGGTGTTCCACTGACCTGCGGCCTTCGCGTCCGAAGAGATCTTCACCTCCGGAAACAGGTTCCCGTATCTCTGCCCATAAATGACGTTTCGTACGTCACGGCCAAACACCCTGGCCAAACGCTCCTGATAAGAGATCATCATCACACATCTATCCGGATGGGTGCCGAGATAAAAAGCAGGAAGACGACGAGAAACGATGAGGGACTTACCATGCCTCGGTGGGAGAAACACCATCAGGCGTTTGCATGTGCCGGCCAAAACCCGTTCGAGCGCATTAACGACCATGAGATGATGGGGCTTGGCGATGAAGCCTTCGTACGTGTAGCGGATAAACTCCAACAGCGACGCCCGGGCTTGTCGCCCCGCCAGGAGCTCCCTGGCGGCCAACTCGGCCTGGTCCTCAGGGCTGAGTGGCCCCGGCGATAGGGATGATGGAACCGACGCCGGCTCCAGGGGTGCTTCGGTCACGGAGTCTCCGCCTTTCGGCCTCTGAGATGAATTCCTGAAGTTGGGCGTCCGTCAGGTTAGTCACGTTGGTCTGGGTGATGTTCAACTGGTTCACGGTCTGGGACTGGATGGCCTGCTTGGACATCGGCGCGAACTTCATTGGATCGAACAGTGCGGCCAGCTGTAACTTAGCATCCATACGTTGTTTTTTATCGGCTGCAGCTCCACGATCGGTCTCACCTTTTGGCCCCATGGGCAAAGGTTCATCGGCGATAGACCCCACTTCATCGACAAGGGCTAGAGCTCGATTCAGCAAAGCCGCTCGAAACTTATCGCGAAGATAATCGAATCGGGGTTCTTGATTCTG